CGCTGGGTACGAGCTACCGTGGAAAGCTGTTCGGCGTCAACGTCCACCTGTCCTCGTATGTGCCGTCTGTAGGCGGCGTGGACTACCGGGGGATGATGCTCGGCAACGGCGCCATCGCCTACGCCCTCGGCACCCCGGCGCCCATCGCGGCGGCTGGTGGCGTCATCATCCCGGCCGGCGCCCCCGTGGCGGTCGAGTGGGAGCGTGACGCGGCCTCGGGTCTCACCAAGGTCGTCGGCAGCGCCTTCCTCGGCGTTGCGGAGCTCCAGGACCTCAAGGGCGTCGGCATCCTGTCCGACCTGTGATGGTCTGCTAGGCTCTGCCTAGCGCCGAGGCGTGTCCGTGCTTATGGTACGGGCACGCCTTCGTGCGTAAGGAGAAACAAGATGGCAGCGAACTTCGGAACGGCTGACGGTGGCAACTTCGCGGCGCAGCCCGCGTCTCGTCCGCAGGGGATGGCAACCCTGCTCAACCTGCCGAGCAACGCGGCATGGTGGTACACGCATCATCCGGCGCACTGGCAGTGCGTGGAAGGCGAGTGGCTTCCGGACCTCGGGCAGATGCTGGCTATCCCCGGGCTCAACCGGGTGGACAAGAACGGCGACACGGCCCTCGCTGAGGTCCACCTCGGGAAGAAGGGCGTGACCATCATCCCCTGGGAGGTCGAGCCGGGTGGCTACTGCATTCAGTACGCGGGTGCGAACGGTCCCGTGTTCCTCAGCAAGTGGGAGCGACCGAAGCTCGTGGCGGGTCAGACGCGCATGACGGTGGACACCGAGGGCTACCGGGCCTTCTGCCGTCGTCTCGTCGCGGACGGCGTGATCAAGATCCCCGACCCCGACTTCATCGGTGTGATCATCGAGCGCCAGGAGCGCGTGGTCAGCGAGCACCAGACCCGCGCGCCGACGCATCCCGGCAGCGCGCTCGCGCTCCCCGTCGAGAGCAAGCGCCTCGAGGACATGCGCGCAGCGCGTGAGCGCATGTATACTCCCGTCAAGACCACGAAGGCGAAGGCATGAGCGGGGAGCGTAAGGACATCGCAGCGGCGAAGGAAGCCATGACGCGCCGGCTGGTCGAGGGCGGCATGCCGCCGCAGCGCGCCGAGCAGGTCGCGCGCCAGCAAGCGCAGAAGGCGGATCGTCGCGAACGCGATAAGTAACGGCAGGGGGACACGATGAGCATCAGCGAGACGCTCTACACGGCACGGTTTCGCTCCGGCGAGACGATCGAGCGTGGGCGTAACCAGGATCTCACGTGTCCCGTCTACCGTGCGGGTGCGCTCGTCGCGCCGATCTCGGGCACGCTCACGGTCTACCGTGCGGATGGGACGGTCGTGGTCAACGCCGCGGTCGTGACCATCACGGGCAGCGTTGCGACCTACGCGCTGCTCGGCACGGTGACCAGCTCGCTCGCGCTGGAAGAGGGCTGGCTTCTGGAGTGGACGCTCCAGATGACGGCCACAATGCAGAACGTGTTCCGCAACGACGGCGCCCTCGTCCGTCGCACGCTCTACCCGGTCATCACCGACGCGGACCTGTTCCAGCGCCACAGTGACCTCCCGGCGCTGCTCGCGACCGGCACGACCTCGTATCAGTCCTACCTGGACGAAGCGTGGGGCACGCTCACGAACCGCATCGTGGCGCAGGGACGCCGGCCTTACCTCATCATCCAGCCGAGCGCGCTGCGTGACGCGCACCTCGCGCTGACGCTGCAGCTCATCTTCCTCGACTTCCAGACGAGCGCCGGAGAGGGCGGTCGCTGGCAGGCCCTCGCCGAGCACTACGGCCGCGCCTACACCGAGGCGTGGGGCCAGCTGCGCTTCAACTACGACGAGAGCGACGAGAACAAGGTCAACCCGAACACGAAGAAGAGCGGCACCTCGACGGTGTGGCTGAACGGCCGCGGCGGCTACCCGCGCTTCGGTGGCTTCTACTAATGGCCAGCAAGACCGTCAGGCAGCTGCGCGAGGACGTGACCGCACGGATCCTCACGCTCACGGGCTGGAAGGAGTCGCGCGTGGCTCCCGACAACTTCGGGCGGGATGCGGACTCCATCGCTCATAAGGCGTTCGCCGTGCATCCCACCTCGACCGATGACCTGCGCGCCTACCGAGGGCGCCCGGCCGAGGGCCTCCTCGTGGAGACTACGCTCGAGGTGCGCTACTCCTGGCGCCTCGCGCCGAAGGGCATGAGCGACAGTTACGACGATGCCCTCGATGGAGAGCAGAGCGTCATCAACAAGCTCATGGCCTACGATACGACGTGGCCGCAGTCCTACAAAGTGCAGGTCATCAGCACCACGCGAGAAACGTCGGTACTCGGCGAATGGGTCGTAGGTGTGATAACGTTCCGCATCATCCACACGCTTCCGCTGCAGTAAGGGGGATCAAATGGCGCTTCCAATCGTTAAGAACTACCGGGACGGCCAAATCGTTTTGAAGGACGGGACCGGCACCCCGATCGCGATCACGGTCGAGTTCGAGGCTGGAGACTTCTCCATCTCGGGCGTGTCGGCGAACTCGAACACCGAGGTGACGACGTACCTCGACCGCGGCTCTCTGGGCACGGTGCGTCTCACGTCGCAGAGTTTCCCCACGTGGTCCTTCTCGGCGCATATGACGGAGCTGAGCGACTCCACCTCCAAGACGCTGTGGGACGCGGTCAACAAGACCGGCACCTTCGCGGCGGCTATCAGCACGATTACCAACAGCGATGCCTACGGCCTCGACTGCCTCATCGTCATCGAGGGAACCACGCTCGGGGAGGCCACGGATCACACCCTGACCCTCACCGGCAACCGCATCTCCATCGACTTTGCGGAAGGTGACCCCAACACGTTCACGCTCAATGGCACCTGCTACGGCACCATCACGGCGACCTAACCCCGCACGGGATAGCATCCCATGCCCGACGCCCCCCGTGCTACATGGTGCGGGGGGCGTTTCACGTCTGAAGGAGGAAGGAATGGAAGTCACTCTCGGGAAGCACAAGGTCACTCTCAAGAAGCCCACGTCGTTCATGTCGGCGCGCGAGGTCACGATCGCCGTGGGGACCTCGGCCCTCCGCGGGCTCGGCGCTGCGCTCGGCGTGTGCTGGACGGGGAAGGCCCTCAAGGCCAGCCTCTCCGGGTGCAAGTATGACATGCTTGCCTATGGCGGCGCCGTCGTTGATGAGCTGGTTGCCCTGGGCGTGACCGAGGCCGAGATCTACACGGCTGGCAAGGAAGCCCTCGACCTCGTGATCGAGGCGATCCCGCGCGAGCCAGAGGTCGCGACCGTCGCGGGTTTTACCGATCCGCAGACGGAGCCCTCGACTCCGTAGCCCTCGAGATCGGGCTCACGTTCTGCGGCGATCCCGACGCGTTCTATGGGTGGACACGCGACCAGCAAGAGCGCGTCCTCGCGTGGTGGCGCGTCAAGCACACGCCGCCGCCGAAGCCTCAACGCGGGAAGGCGCGCGAAGGTGATAGTATGTCCCCCGAGGCGCGAGCCTTCTGGGGGATCGGTGGCGGGTAAGAAGATCACGGTAGGGCGCGCATCGGTGGCCATCGGGCCACAGCTCGAGGCCGCGCTCGACCGCATGATCTCCACGACCTACGCCGAGATCAAGCGTGAGGTCGAGAGCATCGCGTCGGACGTGACCGACTACGCTCGTGGCGAGTGGTATCAGAACGTCACGCGCCGCACGGGCAAGACCGGCGAGGGCATCGACTACGAGATGCGGATCACTCCCACGCACCTAAAGGGCATCGTGTTCTCGAACACGAAGGCGACGTACTACGTGCATCGCCCTGGTCCGTTCTCTCGCCTCGGGCGCCGCGTCGATGGCGAGGAGTTCTCGACCATCATGCAGCAGTACCGCAACACCGGCACGATCCCCGAGGGCTACACGGTCGAGCGGTACACGCGCACCCGGCGTCCCATCGGCGTGTTCCGCATCAACACCGAAAGCGCACGCCCACGCGACGGGAAGAACGTCTGGAAGATTGTAGTGCTTGACTACGGCAAGAAGCTGGTCAAGCAGCGCCTCCCGCAGATCGACAAGGCACTACAGGCTGCGACCCGCCGGCTCGCAGCGTAGGGGGATTCATGGCTAGCGTAGAACTGTCAGTCGATGCCAACCTCTCTGGACTGCGCCAGCAACTGGAGAGCATCCCCGGCCTGACGGCAGAGCAAGCGCGGCTAATGACCGCGGAACTCAACAAGAGCATCCGCGCGAGCGAGCGTGCTGCGAAGGCTGCGGCCGATGCCAGCAAGCGGGCGATGGCTAGCGCCTCTGAGAGCGCGCGTGAGGCGGCTGCGGATGTGGGCAAGGTCGGAGATCGCTTCGGGACCGTAGGCTCGTCTGCGGGCAAGCTGGCGGGCGCTCTGTCGATGCTGGGGCCGGCGCTCGGCGACAGTGCGCGCAACGTGGCCGACCTCGCGGACGTGGGCGAGGTGGGCGCGCTGGCGTTCGAGGGCTTCGGTGCGGTGCTGCTCCCGCTGACGGCTACGCTCGCGCTCTTTGCTGCCGGGCTGGCGCCGATCGGCGAGCTCATTGTCGAGGAGCAGCGCCGGGCGGAGGCAACCGCT